TGGCTGCGGCAACTCTATGGCCACATCTTCTCGGCCGCCCGCGGGACCTATTCGGCGCTCGTGACGCTTGGCAGCGCGCGCAACCAGGCGGTGACCAGCATCCTCGGCATCGAGGTGCAGACGCCGACGCCGGTCTGGGAAGTCGCCGCGGCCTATACGGCGCAGGCGGCCCGCGCGCTTCTGAACGATCCGGCGCGACCGCTGCAGACGCTGCCGCTCCTCGGGGTGACGGCCGCGCCGCGTGGCAGCCGCTTCTCCGGCCTCGAGCGCAACACGCTCGTAAAGTCCGGCATTGCTGTCACGACGATCGACACCGACGGCACGGTGCGGATCGCCCGCGAGGCGACCGGCTACCTCGCCAATCCGCAGGGCGTCGCCGACGGCGCCTATGACGTCGTCACCACGCTGGCGACGCTGGCGAGGCTCTTCCGCAACCAGAAGGCCGCGATCACCTCGAAATACGGCCGGCACAAGCTCGCCAATGACGGCACGAAGTTCGGCCTCGGCCAGGCGATCGTCACGCCGAACGTGATCCGCGCCGAGCTGGTCGCGCAGTATGAGCAGGACGAGTTCAACGGCCTCGTCGAGAACGCTGCCGCCTTCGCCGCCAATCTCGTCGTCGAGCGTCCGCCCGGCAATCCGAACCGGATCAACGTCCTCTATCCGCCGGATCTCGTGAACCAGCTGCGCATCTTCGCGGTGCTGGCGCAGTTCCGCCTGCAGTACACCGACGCCGCCTGAGCCTCGGACCGATCGCATCCATCACGAACAGGAGTGAGCCATGGTCCAGAAGGCCAGGGGCGGCATCGCCTATCTCAAGGTCGACGGCGCGCAGTACGACCTGCGCGGCAACTTCACCGTCTCACCCGACGCCACCGAGCGCGAGGGCATCGCCGGCCAGGACGGCGTGCACGGCTTCCTCGAGCGGCCCCGCGTCCCGCAGATCTCGGGCGACATCACCGATGCCGCCGGTCTCTCGCTGGCCGCGCTGCGCGCCATCACCGATGCCACGGTCACGGCCGAGCTCGCGAACGGCAAGGTCTATGTCCTGCGCAATGCCTGGGCCTCTTCGGCGCATGAGATCAACACCGGCGACGGCCAGATCAGCATCGTCTTCCAGGGCCTCGGCTGCACGGAACTGCTGTAAGGCCCGCCCTCCCAGCCACGGAAATTCATCATGACCGACGCACTCCCGGACGACGGCAAGGCCCGCGTTCCGCTTTCGAAGCCGGTCCCCGCGCATGGCGAGGACGTCACGGAACTTGTCTTCCGTGAGCCGAACGGCGCCGATATCGCCCGCTGCGGCAATCCGGTGCTGATCAACCCGGCTACCGTCTCGATCGAGGACGTACGGTTCGACGAGCCCAAGATGAACCGGATGATGGCAGCCCTCGCTGGCGTGCCGCTCTCAACCATCGAGAAGCTTCCGGCGGGCGACTGGCAAGTCTGTGCCTGGACCGTCGCCGGTTTTTTTCTGCCGACGGTGACGATGCCCTCGAGCTCTGCCTTCAGCTAGGCATCGCCTATCGCTGCTCGCCCGTCGACTTTTACGGCGAGCCGCTCAGCGCACTGCGCATCCTCGCCGATCGCACCACCAGGCTCCTGAAAGACATCGACCGCCATGACTGACGAGCGCCTCCGTCTGATCGCGGAGATGAAGGACCGGCTGTCGCCGGCGCTTCGCCGGCTGAAAACGATCATGGATTCGACCGGGCGGACGTCGACGTTCCAGAAGCTCGCGCGGGACATGAGCGTTGCGGAGCGGGCCGGCTATCGGCTCGGCTTCGCCCTCGGTCGCACGATCCGATGGGGCGTCATGGGCGCTGCCGCATCGGCGGGTGTCGCTGGCGCGGCTTTCGTGAAATTCGGCAAGGATGCGGCCGATGCGCTCGACGACACCGCCGCGCTGGCGAAGCAAATTGGCATCAGCGGCGATGCGCTGCGGACGCTCGAGGGAGTCGGCAAGCGATACAACGTCACGCAGGACGCGATCGGCGCGGGCCTGACGAAGTTCAACCTGAACTTCGGCCGGCTGAAGCAGAACCAGGGTGCATTCTACACCTATCTCAAGAAGACCAACCCGGCGCTCGCCGCCCAATTCAAGCAGATCGGCTCGACCGGCGACGCCTTCCTGCTGCTCTCCGACGCAATTTCGAAGACTTCCGATCCGGCCAAGCGCGCCGCCCTCATCAAGGCCGCCGGCCTGCCGCAGGAATTCCTGCGCTTCTTTGCCGACGGGCCGGACGATCTCCGCGATACCATCAATGAGGTGGTGCGGTTTCAGGGCCTTCTCGGACCCGACGCATACCGCGAAGCGGCGCGCTACGGCGACAACCTCGACAATATCGGCCTCGCCTGGCAAGGCCTACGCGACAAGCTGGCGGTGGCCGCGCTGCCGATCGTCAATCCGATGCTCGAGGATCTCGCGAACTTCGTCGCGGACAATCGCGAGGGCATCGCGACGGGGTTCAAGGAGATCGCGACGGATGTCGGGGCCGGACTTCGTGAATTCGGAAAGTGGGCGAGCGGGCTCAAGGCCGGCGACTTCCGCAATTTCTGGGCTGAGCTGAAGGATGGCGGTGTGGCGATCCGCGACATCGCGGCCGGGATCAAGGATCTGTTCGCTGCCATCAAGGAGTTCGGCGGCTGGAAGGCGGTGATCGGCGCCATCATCGCCTACAAGGCCGCCGGGGGCGTGCCGGGCCTCGTCGACCTGTTTCGGAATGGCGCGTCCAGTGGCGGCGGTTCACCGGGAGGCGGGGTCGGCGGCGGCCTCCTTGGCCTTGTGGGAATGTTCGGTCCCCTCCTCGCTATCGGAGGCGCGGCTGTCGCAGGGTCGCTGTGGGCAACCAAGGATATCCCGAAAAACCTTCAGGTTGATCCTGCAAGCGGATTGCCCTGGAACGCCCCGCCCGGCTGGGCCCCGCCGATTTCGGAAGATCGCGCGACCCGCGTCGGACGCGTCGGGAGCGGACAGGCGGAGGCGTCGCTCTCTCAGGCAGAGATTCGCCAGCGGATCGCAGCGCTGAAGGCGCAGGTCGATGAACAGGATCTCGAACTGCAGCGCCGGCAGATGTCGGGTGATGACACTGCGGCACTTGAAACGCAGCGTTGGTTGACGCTTCGCCAGATCGAGGCCCTGCAGAAGCGGCTTGCCCGCCAGCTCCAGGAGGATGCCGATCGGCTCGGCAAGAAGATCGGTGCCTCGGCGGCGGAGGGCTTCATCCAGCGGCTCGGCTTCGCCTTCGCGCACTTCGGCGGCGGCGGTGGTGGTGGTGGCGGCGGAGGCGGAGGGGGCGGACGCGTGTGGCAGGCCTCCTATGGCGGCGGCGGTGCCGGGGCGGGTGGCCTCGGCCGGGTCAAGTCCTTCGCCGGCATGGGCATGCTCGACCTCATCGCCAGTGCCGAAGGCACCGGCAAGAACTACAACACGACGCTCGGCTATGGCGCGCTCACCGGCGGCCCAGTCAATCTCACCGGCATGACGCTCGACCAGGTCGATGCGCTCCAGACCAGGATGCTTCGCCATCCCGGCAACCGCTGGAATTCATCGGCGGTCGGGCGGTACCAGTTTGTCCGCACCCGGCTCCGGGATCTCAGGAAGCGCTACGGCCTTCCTGGGTCGATGGTCTTCTCGAAGGAGCTGCAGGACGCGCTGGCCCGGGCGTCGCTGGCCGAGCGCGGCGGCAGCGTCGGCTCAGTCCGCAACGAGTGGGAAGGCCTTCGGAAGGTCCCGTCGCGTGAACTGCTGGACGCGCTCCGGCGGCATCGGCAGGGCGGACAGCGACCGAAGATCGAAGGCTCTGCCGACGTCAATATCCGCTTCCCGAACGGGGTCCCGGCGGGAACGCGGGTCGGCGCCTCGGGCAAGGGGCTCTTCAAGACGGTCAATCTCGACACTGGCCGGGCGATGAAGCCGGCGATGGCCTGAGGATCCAAACATGAGCTGGCGAGACCGCCTGCGCCCGGCCTTCTTCCGGGCGGTGCCATTCCATGTCGACGAGAGCGAGATCGGCGGCGGGCGGCGCCTGGCGCCGCACGAATATCCGAAGCGCAACAGCGGTTATACCGAAGACATGGGCCGGCGCATGCGGGCCTACCGGGTACGCGGCTACCTCATCGGCGCGAACTATGACCTCGTCGCCCGGCTGCTGATCGGCGTCCTGGAAGCCGATGGGCCAGGGCTCCTGGTGCTGCCGGTGCTCGGCGAGGACCTCGTCTGCTGCGCCAACTTCTCCTTCGTCGAGACGAAGGACGAAGGCGGCTATGCGACCTTCGACATGGATTTCCTCGAGGCGGGCTCGCCGGTGACGGCAGCCGTCGCGACCGACACCGCCGCCGCCGTGACGAGCGCGGCCGAGGGCGCCAAGGCGAGCGTCGCCGACAGCCCGATGGCAGGAGCGATTGCACCATGACCGCGATCCGTGATCTCGCCGAAGCGATCGACCTCGCCGTCGTCCTGTCCGACGAGCTGCTGGTGCGCGGCGGCCCGCGCGGGCAGCCGGCCTCGGATCTTCGCCGCGCCGTTGCGCGCTTCCAGGCGAGCCTCGAGGCGGGCTTCCGCCAGCAGACGCTGGGGCCGATGCTGGCCGGTCTCTTCGATGCGGCGCTCGCCGCCGGCGTTCCGGCAACGAGCTTCCGCGCCGTGCGTGTCGCTGCGACCGAGTCCCTCGCCAATGGTGCGCTCGCCATCTGGACGCGGCGCTCTTTCCGCCGGCAGGCGCTGATCGCCGAGGCGCGTCGCCTCGCCACCGTCAGCTTCACCGATCGCGACGCGGTCGACGCGGCGCGAACAGGGCTCATCACCGCATTCGACGAACTGCTCGACGATGCATCCGAGGTGCAGGAGTTCGGCGTCATGCGCGCGCTGACGGCGCTCTTCACCGCCGTGCAGCGGCACCTCTCGCAGACGGCGCTGCCGTTGCCGCGCCTCGTCGCCTATGAGACGCCGGCTTCACTGCCGGCACTGGTTCTGGCGCAGCGGCTCTATGCCGACGCCTCGCGACATGACGAGCTCGCGCGCGGCAATCGCGTCCAGCATCCGCTCTTCATGCCGACCTCGGGCCGGGCGCTCGCCGCATGAACAACCCGCTCACCGCGGCGATGATGCCGACAGCCGGCCGGGACCTCTGCCAGGTCTTCTGCAATGGCAGGATCTTCGAAGGCTGGACCGATATCGCCGTCACGCGCTCCGTCCAGGACATGGCGGGGCGCTTCCGCCTCGAGATCACAGAACCGGCCGATGGCGCCGGCAATGTGCTGGGCTGGCAGATCCGGCCGGGCGATCCGATCCGGGTCAAGCTCGGCGGCGTGCAGGTGCTCGACGGCTTCGTCGACGTGCGGCAGGCCGGCTATGACGCCGGGTCGCATGGCGTCGAGATCCAGGGGCGCAGCAAGACGGCGGCGGCGATCGAGGCTGCGGCGGTGACGGAGGAGGGGGCGCCGGCCGGGCCTTTCACCGATTACAGGCTGGATGAGATCGCGCGCGCGCTGCTCGCGCCCTATTCGATCGGGCTCAAGGTGATCGGCGATATCGGCGCGCCCTTTCCGGGTGTCTCGGCGCAGGTCGGCGAGAGCGTCTTCGAAGTGCTGGAGCGGCTGGCGCGGCTGCGCGGCTTCCACCTCTTCGACAATGCCGAGGGCGAGCTGGTGCTCGCCAACAAGACCGAGACCGGCGCGCCGATCGGCCTCGTCGAGGGCGTCAACATCCTCGCGGCGAAGGCGACGATGGATCTCAGCCAGACCCCTTCGGAGCTGTTCGTGTTCGGCCAGGCGGCCGGCGATGACGACGCGTCGGGCGCCGACGTCGCCAACCAGAAGGCGGTGGCGAAGAACGGCGGCATGCCTTTGCCGGTGCCACGGCCGAAGGTGATCGTCCTCGAGGCTCCTGGTGACAAGGAAGACATGAAGGCGCGGGCGGACCGCGAGATGGCCGAGGCCGCCGCTGCCCAGACGACGGCGCAGGTGACGGTGCAGGGCTGGCTGACCGGCGACGGCGCCCTCTGGGAAGTCGGCACGACGGTCAAGCTGACCTCGCCGATGCTGCTCGTCGATCGCGACATGCTCATCGCGGCGGTCGAGTTCCTGCAATCCGACGGCTCGGGCACGGTGACCAATCTCAATCTCATGACGCCCGAGGCTTTCGCGCTATCGGCGCCCGCGGCCGATGCGCCGGCGCCGGAGACCGAAGACGGCAGCGATCCAGATGCCACCGAAGGCGACGATGTCGAGGATACCTCGCTCTCGGCCGCGCTCTGGAACCCGCGCGCGCCGGAGACAGCCGCATGAGGATGACCGAACGTGATGCCGGACGGCGGGCGCTGCTCGGCGCATCGCGCGGCGTCGTCAAGGCGGTGTCGAGCCGCGCCAAGCAGACCAAGCTGCAGCATCTCGATATCGAGGCGCTGGCCGGCGAGCGGCACGAGGGCGCCGAGCATATGGAGCCCTACGGCTTCACGGCGCGCCCCCATGCCGGCGCCGAGGCGGTCGTCGTCTATCCGACCGGCAATCGTAGCCATCCGATCATCATCGCCGTCGCCGATCGGCAGTACCGGCTGCAGGGTCTCCAGGATGGCGAGATCGCTCTCTATGACGACCTCGGCCAGACGGTGCATCTGACGCGCAGCGGCATCGTGATCAGCGGATCCGCGATCACGATCGAGGGCGATCTCACCATTAATGGCGCCGTCACGATCACCGGCGCCAGCCTCACCCATAACGGCAAGGATATCGGCGCCAGCCATGTCCACTCGGGCGTGACGCCCGGCGCCGGCACCACGGGCGTTCCCGTCTGATCATGGTGGACATCAGGACAACCCAGACCGTCTCGCTCGAGGCGATCACGACCGACTGGCTGATCGCGCCGGGCGGGAGCCTCGACGACAGCGAGGAACTGGCGACGGCTTTCCGCATCGCGCTGCTCACGGACCGGCTGGCGCTCGCCGACGACGTCATCCCCGACGGCGGGGCCGACCGGCGCGGCTGGTGGGCCGACCATGAGGCCGAGCGCCTCTGGAACGGCTGGCCGATCGGCTCGCGGCTGTGGCTGCTGGCGCGGGAGAAGATCACCGCCGAGACGGTCGGCCGCGCCGAGGCCTATTGCCGGGAGGCGCTCGCGCCCTTCGTCGATCGGCGCATCGTCTCACGCGTCGACGTTGCGCTGGAGCGGCTCGGCCTTTCCACCATCTCCGGCACCATCACCGCCTATCGCGGCCCCGCGCGGGCCGTCGACCTCCGCTTTCAAAACCTCTGGTCAGAGATCACCCGCTGATGCCCTTCACCCTGCCGACGCTCCGCGAGATCCGCGCCCGGGTCCGCGACGACGTGACCTCGCGCCTGCCCGGCGCCGACGCCGGCGTGCCGAACTCCAATCTTCGCGTGATCTCGGAGGCGAATGCCGGGCTCGCGCTCGAGGCGCATGCCTATCTGCAGTGGCTCGGGCGCCAGATGCTGCCCGACACCGCCGAGGCCGACTGGCTGGAGCGGCATGCCAATATCTGGCTGCGACGCGGTCGCAAGGCGGCGACCTTCGCGACCGGCACCGTCACCCTGACAGGCACGGCCGGAACTGCGATCCCCGCCGGAACGCAGATGCTGTTCGGTTCCTATCTTTATGAAACGGTGGCGCCGGCGACGCTCGGTTCCGGC